TGGTGCAATCCTCCATACGGTCGGGTCATTAAAGAGTGGGTCAAAAAAGCACACCAAGAGTCACAGCATGCGTCAATTGTTATGCTTTTACCAGCTCGTACTGACACACAATGGTTTCATGATTACGCCATACGTTACAAAGTCACCTTTATCAAAGGCAGGCTTAAATTTGGCAATGGTCAGGTAGCTGCGCCATTTCCTTCAATTTTGGTTGAGTTCTAATGAAAATAAAACTCACAGCAAATGAAATGTGTGTGTGCATGGTTGCAGCTGTCAAGATTACTAGCGACAAAGGCGACTTGCTAGAGTCAAAAGGTCATTACAACGAAACATCATTTATGACCTATTTGGCAGAATTAGCCGAGTCAATTGGTAGTGAGTGGGCAGTAGCCAAATACTTTGGTTTGCCGTTTGACCCATTTGAGGACAAAGGCAAGGTCAAGGCTGATGTTGGCGCAGCTATCGAGGTGCGCTGGACAAAGTATGAGCTGGGGCAACTGATCGTCTATGAGTACGACAGACCAAATGACATTGCCGTGCTAGTAACAGGCACAGCACCCAATTACTACATAGCAGGCTGGATACCAGTCACAATGGCACAGAAGCCACGATACCGACACAGCAAACAACCGACTTGGTGGGTCACACAAATTAACCTGCAACCTATTGAGAATTTGAGGAAATCCAATTATGGAACAAGTGCAATTTGAGTGCCGCATTTGTAAAAAGGTGACACGGCAGCTCGTACATAAGATCACAGACAACCTGCCACAAGGCGTCGAGGTTATTCAATGCACCAAGTGCGAGGTTATGGGTGTTGCCCAGATAGGAAACACAGATGCCGACGTATGAGTACAGATGCGTTGCTTGCAACATCAGCTATGAAGTAACAGAAAAGTACGCAGAGCACACAACGCCCTATTGCTGCGGCTTTATGATGAGTCAGGTTTATGGTGCACCAGCGATAGTGTTTAAGGGTAACGGTTGGGCGGGTAAGTCATGAAGTTATCCACAGAGGTTATGCACAGGCTGTGCGCAACGCCCAAGAGCACGCTCAATAACCTGTTAACCTTGACAAGCTTGGTACGCTGGTTTCGCTTGAAGCGAGCCGCTGAGGCGGGTAGCTCGCAAGGGCGCAATCGGCTAATGGGCAAGGTCTATGCCATTGCGGCATTGCTTTCAATAACGACAACACTAGAAGCAAATGCAGCTAACTATTCAATAGATCACTTAAAGCTTTATGCACATAGCAGAATTCTTGATTATAAAGAGTTCCAATGTTTCAATAAGATTATTACCAAAGAGAGTCGTTGGTCGTATCGCGCTCGCAACGGAAGTCACTATGGTCTAGGACAAATGAGGTCTAAGCATTATCGTGACCTCGACCCATTTAGACAGATAGATGCCACAATCAAGTACATAACAAACCGTTATCAAACGCCATGCAAGGCTTGGGCATTTCATCAAGAGAGGAACTACTACTGATGAGCAGTGCATTACAGGGTAACGGCAGTACAACCAAGTGGCGCAAGATAAGACTACGCATTTTGCAACGTGACGGTTATGTTTGTCAGATGTGTGGTGTGGAGGAGGCAAACAGCGTCGATCACATTGTGCCAAGAGCTGCTGGTGGCAGTGATGATGAGTGGAATTTGCAAACGCTATGCACTAGCTGCAATTCAAGCAAGGGAGGGCGTTTTTTTAGTGTGCCTAAGACACCTCTGACCCTTCCTGTTCATTTTTATACCAAAAACGACTCGAAGTCGCATGAAAACGACTGAGAAGCCCTCAGAAGCCCTAGAAAGGGTCTCAGACGGTCGCAAAGGGTCTGAACAGGGAAAAGATAGGGACACAGACCTGCAAATACCGCTAATGGGCGTACAAACGCCTCGAATTCACACGCCACTCAACGATTTACCCTCTTTGGGGCACGAATTGATCGACCTAGCCTCTAGTTTGGGCGTCGATCTTATGGAGTGGCAGAAATTTGCCCTTATTCACAGCCACAAGGTCAAGCCAGACGGTCGCTGGGCTACGCCTCAAAACATTTTTTGTGTTGCAAGGCAAAACGGAAAATCATTTTTGCAGCAGATCAGAATTCTTGGCGGGCTGTTTTTGTGGGACGAGCCGTTGCAGATCGGACAAGCTCACACCCTCAACACCTCACTAGAGCAGTTTCGCCAGATGATGTGGACTATTGAGGCAAATGACTTTCTGGCTAAGCAGGTCAAAAAAGTACGCCTTAATCATGGGGCTGAGGAAATTGAGACAATGAGGGGCACGCGGTTTATGGTGCGTGCTGGTGGTTCAGCTGCTCGCGGTATCAGCCGACCGTCAACAATCCACTTGGACGAGTTGTTGCGTATGAACAACATGGACTCGTACGCATCATTGCGGTACACCCTCATGGCGTCGCCCAATCCAATGCTAATGGGCTATTCCAACGCTGGCGATAACACGTCGGTAGTCTTAAATTCTTTTAGAGATCGAGCGCTTGCAGCTATTGGCGGTGTTGACGACAACATTGGGTATTTTGAGTGGTCGTCGCCAACAGATGAGATCAGCGTGGAAAATGCTCGTTATGCCAACCCAGCAATGGGTGTGACTATCCATGAGGACAACATCAGGTCAGTACTCAATGACCCGCCAAACGTGGTCATGTCCGAGGTATTGTGTCGCTGGGTTGTGGCAATCCAAAACATTGTTGATGCGAGCGCGTGGAACAAATGCCTTGACAAAACAGTTGATCTTGACCCTGAGAAATTGACGTGGCTGGCTATCGATCTTTCACCAGACAGAAAACGAGCAAGTCTCGTTGGGGCGCAGAAGCTAGAAAATGAGTCGTTTGTCGTAAAGCTGCTGCACAGCTGGTCAAACGAGTTGCAATTAGATGATCGGGAAATTGCCAACGAATTAGCAGACTATGCGCGAAAGTATCCGACCGAGTATGTGCTTTACAGCAGAAAATCAGCTGGGGCGGTTGCCTCACGGCTTGCACCCGCTGGCATACCAGTGTTTGACATGGACGGTGCGTATCCGCAGAGCTGCGACGAAATGTTGTCGGCTATTAACAGCGGCAGACTCAAACACCGAGGGCAATCACAGCTGACTGAGGAAATACTAGCTGCGGTGCAATTGCGTCGTGGTGACGGCGGTTGGGTCATTGGCAGACGTGCCAGCAACGCCATTGTGTGCGGTGCGGTCGCTGTTGCGCTGGTGACACACTTTGCGACACGCCCAGACAATGATCTTGACATCATGGTTGGTTGATCGTATAAGCCTGTCAGAATTGGGACATGGGTTTATTCGATCTATTTGTGCCAAAGGTTACAGCTGCCGTCACAGCTGAGCCTTTGGACGTTGACGCATCACTTGCGCCGTATTTCACAGAAAATAACAATTTCTATTTTTACGGAATAGCGCAAGCAAACCGCGCCGAAGCAATGAGCGTGCCAACAGTTGCGCGTGCTTTGAGCATTATGCAAACAATTGCATCATTACCGTTACATACTCGCAATGAGGCAACAGGTGAAAAAATCTCACAGCCTCGCGTTATCAACCAACCAGACCCACGCATACCAGGTTCCACATTTTACGGCTGGCTTATTTCTGATTTATTCTTTCACAACGCAGCTTATGCAATGGTCATGGAAAGATACGCCGACACAGGCAAAATCCGTGCAATGGAAAGAGTTGCACCAGAGCGCGTGTCAATTACTACAAATTTTGATAATACAGAAATCACAGCGTACGAGATCGACGGCAAGCCAATTGACCCAACAAATCTGGTTGTGTTTCCAAATACGCAAGAGGGTTTGTTGGCTCGCGCCGGTCGCACAATCAAAGCTGCTGCCGCGCTAGAAAAGGCGTCACTCAATTTTGCCAATGAGCCAACACCGCTCATGGTCTTGAAATCAAACGGCACATCATTGCCAGCAGATCGTGTTGCAAAAATCCTTAACGCTTGGCGTACAGCGCGTGCCAACAAATCAACAGCATTTCTCAATGCTGATGTCACAATGGAGTCAGTTGGTTTTGACCCTAAGAATTTGCAGCTCAATGAAGCTAGAAACTATGTATCGCTGGAATTAGCCCGCGCGTGTGGCTTGCCCGCTTATTTTACGGATAGCCAGCAATCATCATTTACATACGCTAACGCTTTAGACAAGCGACGTGATTTAGTGGACTTTGCGTTTCGCACATACATGTCAATCATTGAACAACGCTTGTCATTTGCTGATTTCACACCAGCTGGCAACAAAGTCATGTTTGACTTAGACAATTTCTTGCGTGGCAATCCTTACGAGCGCGCGCAGGTTTATGAAATCTTAAATCGTATCGGCGCAATGTCGGTCGAGGAAATTCGCGCAGAGGAGGACATGTTGTTATGAAAAAACTCATTACACCAATTGCTATTACAGCAGCTGACTCAAATAGCCGTACGATCACTGGTCGCATTGTGACATTTGAGGAGACTGGAAACGCATCAATTGGCAAGGTGCAATTTGCTAAGGGCAGCATTGATGCCGTCCCTGTTTTGCTCAACCTAGAGCATGACCGCACACGCCGTATTGGCAAAACATTGTCAATCGAGGCAAACGATCAAGGAATTGACGCAACATTTAAGATCGCCAACACAACAGCTGGTACAGATGCACTGGTGGAAGCGTCCGAGGGCTTACGAGACGGTTTTAGCGTTGAGGTTTATTTTGACGAGTATGAAACCTTGAAGGACGGCACAGTACGCATCATCAAGGGTGAAATGACTGGCGTTGCTTTAACATCAGAGCCAGCAATTAGATCAGCACGCGTTAACGAGGTCGCAGCGACAACAGGCGACGAGGAGATTTCTGACTCAACAATTGAGCCAGATGCAACACCAACAGAAAAGGACGACGAAGTGGAACAAACCGTTACACCAGCGGAAGCCGTCGAAACGGTAGAAGCCGCACAGTCAGTAACAGCAAATGCAAAGCCAGCAGTAGGTGGTTGGACATCAAAGCCACGCCTAGAGTTCACAGCTGCTAAGTATTTGGAAAACACAATCCGTGCCTCAATGGGCGAGGAGTCAGCACGTCAGTATGTCGCAGCAGCAGATGACACAACAGACAACGCAGGTCTAGTGCCTACACGTCAGTTGACAGAAGTCATCAACGGACTTGCAAACACAACACGCTCAAGCATTGACGCAATCAGCCGTGGAGTTTTACCTGACGCGGGCATGAGTTTCGAAATTCCAAAGATCACGGTCATGCCAACAGTTGCCTCAACATCAGAAGCAGGCACACCAAGCGAGACAGATCAAAACTCTGCATTTGTAACAGTTAACGTTGCAAAGTACGCAGGACAACAAACATTTAGCGTTGAGCTACTTGATCGCACATCACCGCTATTTTTTAACGAGCTATTGTCAAACATGGCAGCAGCTTATGCAAAGGCGACAGACACAGCCGTACACACAGCAATTGCAACAGGTGCAACAGCAGATGCAACAACACTTGCTACATACCCAACAGCTGCTGAGTTGCTTGGTTTTGTTTCTCGTGGTGCAGCATCAGTTTATGCAAACACAAACGGCTTTGCTCGCAACATGATCGCTAACACATCACAGTGGGCAAACCTCATGACACTTAACGACTCAGGTCGTCCAATCTACAACGCAGCACAGCCAAGCAATGCTGGTGGTGTTGTACGCCCAGACTCAATTCGTGGAAACGTTGCAGGTCTTGATCTATACGTCACAGCAAACGTCGCGTCAGCAAATGACACAGACAAAGACGACTCAATTTTGATCGTCAACCCAAGCTCTTACACATGGTACGAGTCTCCAACATACCGTTTGCGTGCAGACGTAATCGCGTCAGGTCAAATCTCAGTAATGGTTTATGGATACGGCGCAATTGCAACCAAGATCGGTGCAGGCGCGTTTGGTATCAACAAAACCTGATAACTAGCCACTAACTAATCATGCGGCGGGTTCTCCCGATCTCGCCGCAGCAGTCGAAAGGAAACGGACATGCCAGCCATTGTTACAGCAAGTCAATTGCGCACGGTGCTTGGCGTGTCCGTTTCACTTTACAGCGACAGTTATTTAGACGAGATCATTAACACCAGCGAGGACGTCATTTTGCCAATGCTGGTTGCAAACGTTTCAGGCATTGATGCTTACAAGCTAGAAAACAACGTGGCAACATTTTTTACAATCCGTGAGCATTATTTTGTAGCTGGTCAATCAGTAATCGTGACAGGTTTGCCTGCACCATTTAGCGCGACTTTTACAGTCGTTGACGCCGCGCCTTATTACTTCACAGCTGCACTTACAAATGCTGACGTCACATTGCGACCAATCGTGCCAAACGGCAAAGCAACCTTGTCGGGTTACTCAGCTGCTCAAATCTATGCCAGCACACCAGCAATTGAGTCAGCAATTTTGGCTGTTAGCGTTGAGGTCTTTCAATCACGCGTTGCAGCTGGTGGACAGATCGAGGGCGTGGACTTTGCCAGTTCGCCATACCGCATGGGTCGCAGCTTGACCAACCGCGTCAGCACATTGCTTATGCCTTATTTGGACGCCGAAACAGTGGTTCAATAAATGCCAGCAAACTCAATTGCCGAGACACGTTCAGCTCTAGCAAACGCCTTTAGCGCGCTATCTGCAAACGTGTATCCGAGCGTGCCTGAGTCACCAATACCGCCAGCCATTGTTGTCGTACCTGACAGCCCATACATGGAAGTCGTGTTAATTGGCAAGGCAAAAACACAGGTCAAACTTAATTTTGCAATTACAGCCATTGTCG